CTCCGAGCATCAGATCTCTCGCCGTACTACAGGTCATCGTGTGGGATAGCTCCCCAGCGGGTTTCCCCCCTGGTTCTACCCAACTTCACGAAGAAACTGTTTTCCGGTTAGTTTCGGATCAACCACTGTCGCTTGTCTCGGCAACACCACGCTGGCCTACTAAGGCTACAGAGCACTCCGCCACCCCCCCTCCTGAAGCTCAAGGAGGATTAATGCAATGTCTTGCACAGGGTACTTGCGGCCTGAGAGTTATACCTCTCCACAGAAGGAAAGGGCTCTGCATCTTTTCGGCGTGGTCCCTACGCGGGTGCCATCATCGACTACACAACAACGGTATCTACCGTCCCCTCCGGTCGCCAACCACGAAAACCATGGCACGACAAGATCACTTCTTCTCGGGTGTAACACCGCCTTTCGGCGGCCCGACGACGTCATCGAGCGCTTGGCTCGCCAAGCCGCATGACTCCTCATACGTCGGGGGGAGTTCGCATTCCCTACCTATCATCCATTGGTCGCCCAATAGAAGATCAGGGACAGCAAACTCCCGCACACCCACCTTCCTTGGTTGACGGAAAGCATCACTCTCTTGCTTTCCGCGACCGGTTTCACCAAGTCTCCGCCCAGCCCACTGGCTGGCCCGAGCGTCCCGGGTAAAAACTGGCCCACACAAAGGTTCCCTCCGACGAATGGATGACATAGCCATACAGTAGCGTATGCCATGTCGCCAGCGACTCTCTTGATAGTTCTTCGTAAACTTCCAAGATACAGTCTCTAGCGACGCCATTCGTCGGAACTCTTCCGTCACCTGATCCTCAGGCACCCGAGTGAATTCCTCCCGATCCAATACGACATTGTGACCGGTAGGCGGCTCGGGCGCGACAACGACATCAGGGTGAAAGACGGAGAGTTTAAAGAGTCGCCCAAGTCTGAGCGCGAGAGTCCCACGGAAGCCAATCTCATGGAGAGTCAATCTAGTTGACCGCAAGAGCCGTAGCTTCGAACGGAACCAGATCAACCCAGCACGAAATCGCTGGCCGTTGGTCGTCCCACGCACAAACGAGGAAAACTCAGAGCCAAGAGAGTTCACGAACTCAGACTCCCGTAGACGTCCGAAGCGTAATGTTGGAATCACCTGAAGGTGGCCCCCAACAAAACGCAGCAGAGTACTGTTTAAAGAACCGTATTCACCGTCCACACTCGTCTTTGTACGCTCGACTTCCAAACCGAGCCCGCCAACTGTCGACATCCATCGCTCCGAGACCTCGTGGGAGGATTGGAACAATATGTCGTCGCCGTTGATCAGACAAGGGGTCCGAATCGTCTCCTTCCAACTGAGCCCACTGGATCGCATCGCATAAAGAATTGCAATACGATTCTGCTGGAAAAGAAGAGTAAACGAATGGTACGAACCCATCATCTGGCCTATGGACGGCCGTCCAAAATCGT